ATGCTAACCATGTTCTCAGGACGGAACAGCTTGACACCATAACGAGCAGTCGTCACATATTCGTGGCGTTGCTTGTTCTTGTTGTACTCATAGTCCACCTGAGGAGCCTGACGCCATGCGCCAACCAGAGGAGAGACGTTCTGAGCAGCCGAGAAGAAAAGGTTGGCTTTCCCATTAACAGTCGAGAAGTCAACGTTTGCATCAGCGGCAGTAGGCAGTGCCGAGTCAGTAACACTCTTGAGATAGTTCGAGGTGTACACGTCGAAGCCATAGACGTTCTTGACGAACTTCATGCCAGTGGCAATACCATCCGAGACGATACCTTCCCAACGCGGGTTATCCGCAACCGAGACGAGGTTCGTCAGGGTGTTCAGGGTGTATTCGACCGAAGGATCGACAATAGCGATCAGGTTCGTGTCAGGAACGTTTGCTTTCTTCAGCGCATACCGAGCACGGGCAAAGTCTTGCACTTGGAAGATAGCACCCGAACCACCAGCAGCCCAACGGTGTTCGATACCGTCAATGCTTTGGTTGGAGTTGGCGCTAACACCAGATTCGGGAGCGGCCAGAGTGGTCGTCTCAAAGTGTGCCATGATTGCACGTTCCTGTTCCGGCACAAAGGCAGCTTCCAACTGGGCTGCATAGAACGCATCCTGTTGAGCTTTCTTCGTGATGTAGGTACCGGACGACAGGTACTCAGTGATGGTGAACTGGAACTCGCCAGTGTCCATCGGGCGGAAGAGCACATCCGTGTCTTCTTCGTAGTCGTCAACAGCCAGTTGGCCAATCGACGGAATGGTGAACGTATCACCATCAGGGAAGCCGTCCAGCATACGGACGTACTTTTGAGCCATCATCTCATCGCGCAGGATATCTTTGAGTTCCGAGGACCAAAGTTCCGAGCGAATCAACTGGGCCGAGTTAGTGGTAGTCATACCCGACATTGTTTATCTCCTATTTATCGGTTTCCGAAGCGATCACCAAGTCGTTGCTTATCTGCAAAGAGTTGTTGTTGTGTCTTGGGATCGTAGTAAAGGTTTTTGTTTGTCTTCCGTAGTTGCTGGTAATAGTTCCAGTCACGGTCAACAGGGGCTTGCATAGACATCGACTGAGTATTGATCGAACCACTGACAACTGGCCGGAAGTCTTTCTTGGGTTCACCAATCAGTGAAAAGAACGCATTCGGAGACTCAGTGGCGAGTTGCTCAAGACGAGCAGTGGTCATACCGAGTTCTTGTGCCTTCCGTTCTACGTGAGCCTTAGCGTCAGTACCATACTTGGCAACCAACTCATTACGAACAATCTCTGCATTTTGTTTGGCAGTGTTCGTAGCATCACGTTCAGTCAACGTTTTCTCTACAAGGGCTTTTAGAATGTCTTCACTAATTTCGGGCTTGGTCTCGCTCGTGTTCGTGCCACCGTTATTCTGATTGGGCGCTACAGGATTACCATTGGTGACTGGTGCCTTGTTCTGTAGTTGTTCGAGAAGTTTAGCCGAATAGTCCTGCTTACTCAGATCGTCCCGCATCTGCTTGAGTTGTTCTTCAAGCGTCTTGATGTAGTTATCCGATTCGAGTTTAGACTTAGCAAGAACTTGAACGTCTTTAAACGTCTCTCCCTTTGCCTCTACAACCTTCGCCAGCCAATCTTCAGTGGTTTGTTGAGTGGTGGTCTGGTTGGTGTTTTGACCCGTGGTTTGGTCGAAGATACTCATTGATTAATCCTTGGTTAAGGTGATTAGTTTCAGTACATCATCTACTACGGCATTGTACTCGTTAGTAGCGATTTGCTTGTGCTCCCATCCGGGTGCGTAGTCCCTGACGGCAGGCTTCTTTTGAAACTCTGCAATCAGGATTTCTTTAAGAGCATCGAAGGCATTACGGTAAGCCATAATCTCCTCCTTCGTTCTCCCATTCTTTAAGAGTCTGGAATCCATTAGATACCCAACTCTGCTGATACCGCCAGTTGATCCATCATACCTGCCTCTTGGTCTTGTGCAGCCATAGTGGTCTCACCTTGCTCAGTAACACCAACATTCTCACCGAACAGTTCTGGTTCACCCAGTTCTTCAGAGAGAATCCTAGCAAACTCTTTACCCGACATATGGGCACCAACACTAGGATCGCTAGTCTTGACTTGCCACAGGGTAGTCAGGTTCTGAATCCTACGAGCACGTTCAGCGAAGTGACGAGCACCAATAGGAACAATCTTTCCGTTACCAATGATATCTTCTTTGGTAATCTCTACGAAGATTTGAGCACCAGAGGCTTTATCCAAGATGGAGATTTGCTCTGACATATCCAGATTACGACGAGAAGTCTCAAGCATACAGTTCAAGATAGGCTCAAGGAAGACTCGCTCGAAGTGGGCACACTTGTGCTCGAAGATACGGCTGGAGGAGTTCTGTAGACTCTGTACCTCAAAGGCAGTCTTCTCACCGGGGGTACGGATACCCATAGCCTGACGAGGTGCACCAGCCATCTCTTCCATCTTGTCTTCCAACGCACGAATCTGGAAGTCTGCTTGGAGAGATGTGGCATCTGGGACAAGATAACCTACATCACCTTCTTCACCCATATAAATACGAGAACCGGGCTGGAAGTCGAAGTCTTCTACGTCACCTTTGATCTTCAGGATCGGATAAGCAATCTGATCGAAGACATCAGCCTTAAGGTTCTCAAGGTGGTCAATGCGGTACTGCATACCGACAAGGTTATCCAGTGGACCCATAGCATACAGGTTGTCTGGGCGCTCTCTCCAGCCTGCATGGAAGATAGGAGCCTTACCAGCCCACGAGGGGTTCTCTACGTTGTCTAGGACGTACGCACGGTCCACTACAGTGATGATACGGTCTTCCATGAGAGTGTTAGTCTCGAAATCGTATAGGTCACCGTAGAAGGTCAGTACCTCTACGTAGTCAGACTCGTAGTACTGCTGGATAGAACTAAACCCATCAGCAATGAAACCCTCTGTCTTGGTTAGCTGTTGGTCTCCACCACGGATAGCCCCACGGGCAGTCATCATCTTGGTAAAGACATCTTTGTAGTAAGCCTTGGAGGGATCGTTATCAACCATCCTCTTAATCTCACCAATAGACAGAATAGACTTGATGATCTTGGGAGAACGGTCAAATGAGACAGCAGTAGGATTGAAGGTGATATCGTAGGGGCTGATACGGACCAGACGAGGGCCAATATAGTCTACGACTTGTTCACCAGTATCCTTGGTGCGGTATACCCGATCAAACTCAACTGTAGCAAAGCAGTTGCCGTATTGGATGTAGTCTGAGACAAGAGTAGCAGCTACTTTGGTAAAGTCTGACTGCCGAAGCTTGTTGTCCATATAGGACTGGATCACATCCCGCTTCTGCTTGGTGTTCGAGTCCTTGTCCAGTGCTTCCCACCGCATCCACTTGTTCTGAGGGAATAGAGTAGCAAAATAGTTAGCATGGAGGTTATCAGCAATCTGGGTCAGTTTAGGAGTCGTGGTAGTGTTAGACCACGGCAGGAGGGCGTTACGTGTAGAGGCAGTGGAGGTAGCATAGAGGTAGTTCCTAAGCTCCTTCTTCTCTTCGATCCAAGGTTGGCGAAGAGTGTTCCAGTAACGCCAACGGTTCCCAATCTCGCAGGCGAGGTTATCGGGGCCGATGACGTGTTCAAAGTCGAGTGTAGTTCCACTCATGCGGCTCTAGTACCTCTAAACTTTTGTGCTTCCCAAATGATGGAAGACTTACGTTGATTGGAAAGATTACGAGTAGGCTTGACTGCGATATCAATGGCTGATGCTAGAGCGTCAATCACGTCATCGTGTGGAGGGTTGCGAGTGCTAAGTTCTTCTTCAAGAGTCTGGCACTCACCACCTTTGTAATGCCAAATAGCCATATTGTCATAGCGAGGCTCTAGGGTAGCAGAGATACGCTCTTCTTTAGAACCACGTTGAGGACGGAACTCATCAATAGATATGGCTAGTCCGTTTTCTCTAACAAGGTCTTTAATTTGTCTGACAATGGCATTTTGGGCGACTGTAACCTCTGCTCTAAGTTTTCTAAATCCCCACTTATTTGAGAGCGTAAGCAGGTGTTCAAAATACTCACTAATACGGTCAGTCCTAAAACGATCAATGTCAAGGACGAAGATTTGGTTTTCACTGTCGATGCCCACCACAACAATGGCTGTGTAGTCAGCCTTCTTATTGAGACTAAAAGCAAAGTCAACAGCGGCAAAGACGTTCAAACGATTACCACGGTAGAACCAATAACCATTTTCCTGTTTCAAGAACTTACGTTCATAGTACTGGAACTTATCACGGGAGACAGGAACGTTATCAGGATCGGATGGATCGTTATAATACTGGGCACGGAACTGACCCCGATCTAGGTACTGACCACGTTTCTTAGCCAGAATCTTCTGATCGAAACCAAACCATTTCCCGTCTTTACGTTGCTGACGAGGCCAAAGGAAAACGCCTGTACCGTCCCCACGGTCTTCGACAGCACGTTCAAAGATTTCGTAAATAGGCTCCTTACCGTCGATATCACCCTCTTCGTTGAAGGTCTCCTCTTCCATCTGCATCAGGTCATTGTAGAGGTC